AGAGATCTTGGCTAACTACCTATTTGATTTCAACGAAGATTCAATCAGACTAGAAATCAAAACATTAGTAGACAACTACCTAGATGGCGTTAGAGCTGGTGGCGGTATTTATGCTTACCAGACAATTATGGATGCTTCTAATAACACCCCTGCAATCATCGATATGAACATGGGTATCATAGACGTTATAATCGAACCTGCTAGAGGAATTCAGAAGTTCATAAACAGAATCACAGTTACAAGAACTGGAGGAATAGCTTCTGGAGGATTTACTCAGTTCGTATAATTGAAGAGATTTAAAGAAGGCAGATAAATATAAGTAATTATGGCAGGATTATCTCACTTTTCAAATTCGATATCAGCAATAAACAGGTTCGAACCTGTTTATCTGAATCAGTTCGAAGTTACTATTGTCCCACCGGCAGCTGTTGCCGGTGGTGAAATTTTACTTCAACATGTATCCAAGGTAAGTGGACTTTCTTTGGATAAAAACCCAGGATTAGCTACTCAGAAATTTAAGTTTGCTAAGAGAAACTATGCTGGTGCTAAACCAGATCAGACTTACATGGATCTTAGCGTTAGTTTCTCTGTTAACTTGAACGATGACAATTCAATGTACGTTTTCAGAACATTGAGACAATGGTCGGATCTAATCTACAATCCACTTACTGGAGCAATGGGATTAAAGAACGATTACGTTGGAACAATAGTTGTTAACATCTTTAATAAGCAAGGAGATGTTTTTAGAAGAATTACATGTAGAGATTGCTTTCCGACTAAACCAATTTCTCCAATGAACCTAAACTACACATCAACCGATTTATATAAGATTGATGATATGGTGTGGGCAGTTGATTATTGGGAGGATTTATTCCTATAAAAAGAATTTAAATAAATGGCAGGACTACCACATTTTACCAATTCAAAAGCAGCTATAAATAACTTTGAACCGGTTTATTTAAATCAGTTCGAGGTTATAATAAACCCACCTGCTGGTATAGTAGATGCTTCTACTACTTTTAATGGTGAGGGTATATTAGCTCAACAGGTTAAATCCATAACTGGATTAGCAGTAGATATTGCTCCTGCAGCAACTATAGAGCAAAACTATAAGTTTGCCACCAGAAGATATGCTGGGGGTGAGCCTTCTACTTCTGATATGACTCTTTCAATGGAATTCGAGGTCAACCTTAACGACCAGAATTCGATGACCGTATATAAGATTCTTAGACAGTGGTCGGATCTAATCTATAATCCCCTAACTGGAGCTATGGGTCTTAAATCTGATTATGTCGGATCTATGGTTATCCAAGTTTTCAATAAAAGAGGGGATGTTTTTAGAAGAATCCGTATACCTTCATGCTTTCTAAGTGAAGCTATAAATGCAATGGAGCTAGACTATGAGACTCCTGCAATCTACAATCTTAGTGCAAGCTGGATATGTGATTACTGGGAAGATACCTTCCTATAATAAACAATATCGAAAAAATATTAAAAAAAAAGAGGTCTTTTTGGCCTCTTTTTTTGTTTCCTGTTATATAATAGAAAAAAGAAAAATCTTATGAATAATGGACTATCTCCGGAGCAGATCTTAAAAATGAAAGAAATCGAAGGAGGAATTAAATACGATGATCCGATAACTGAGGAGCAATCTTCTATAACAACAATAGAAAAAGAGGAGAACCAGAAAATTCCAGAGATTAAACGGGAAGATCCTAAACCTGAGCCTATTGGAAATGTAAATCAGCAAGACCCTAAAATAAATGTTGTTGGTTTAGATCAGAGTGTTAGCAAAAATTCTTTTGGAAAAGCCCAAACAGTTTCAGATTCCCCAGCTTTTGATAGCGGATGGAAAAACCTTCCGGTAAACATTCTGCCATCAAAGGGAATGTTTTATCCGGATAAAACAAGAATTGCAATAAGAGCTGCTGAAGTAAAAGAGATAAGACATTTTTCAACTATAGACGAAGATGATAATCTAGACATAGAAGAAAAACTTAGCTACATTTTGGATAGATGCTTCAGAATGGATTTTCCTGGTGAGGGCGTTGTTTCTTACAAGGACTTAAAACAAGAAGATAGATTTTTTGTTATCATGGCAATAAGGGATTTAACATTCGTTAGGGGTGAAAATTCAATAGTTCTAAAACCAAAGAAAAAGTGTAAATCTACACCAGACTGCCCGTTCAACGAAGGGATTGAATTGAGAACAGGTGTTTTAAGTGCTTATGATATAGAAGGAGATATCCTGAAATACTATAATCCGGAGACAAGAAGCTTCGTATTTACAATAAAAAGAACTGGTAAATCTATAGAGATGTCGGTTCCAAGTATAGGTGTAACCCAAGCTATCTCTGATTTTGTTAGAAGTGAATACCTAAAAAACAATCAAGTAGATGAAGGATTTATCCAAATTTCTCCTTTCATCTTTAGTGAGTGGAGGGATCTAACCCAAGAAAAGATTAAGCTTAAACTTAAGGAATCTGATTTCTGGAGTAAAGAGGAATATAGCTTATATTTTGGACTATCGGAGAAGATTAAAATAGGAACCAAGTTAGAGGCGAAACAGAAATGTCCAGTTTGCGGTGATGAGGAGGTCACCGCTGATATTACCTTTCCCGGCGGGATCAGATCTTTTTTCCTTATTTCAGATATCTTTAGAGAACTTCTTTGATATTAAATTTAGGCTTTGGTATGAGCATAAGCTAGATCCAAACTGGTTGGAATCTATACCTTTCTATGAATATCAAATATGGATCGATAAATTAAACGATACCATAGAGAAAGAGAATGCAGAAGCACAATCCGAGGGAGGCGTAACACAGCTATTTAGTTTTACATCTAAATAAGTAGATCTAAATATATACAGATATGTCAGATCCTAAATTAACAGCCCAGATGTTAGATCTCAGTAGAAATATTGAGAAGCTAACAGGTGCGGTAAAAACTAATACTGAAAGCACCGATCAATTACAAAAAGCTAATTCAGATTCCGATAAGGGACTTAAGGATATTGCTTCCAATTTGAAAAATCTAAATTTTAAGGATATATCCAAAGAATTTAAGGACATATCTAAAAACATAAAGGATTTAGACTTTAAAAAGATCGGGGAAGATTTTAAGGGAGTAACCAAATCATTTGGTGAAATAGGTAAAAATCTGGGAGATATAAAAAGCCTGAAGGATATACCTAAAAGTTTTGGTGATATTTCTAAATCACTAGGTGGAATAAAGGATCTCGGTAAGGATTTTAAAGGTATAAAGGATCTGGGTAAAAACATAGGAGAAGTAACCAAGGATCTTAAAGGTGTTGGTAAAATAAAGGATATAGTATCTGGTGGTATAGGTAAGAAAATATTAGGAGCCTTCGCCGACGGAGGTCCTGTTGAAGAAACCGGAAGTTATCTAGTTGGAGAAAGAGGTCCGGAGGTGGTTAAATTGGAAGAAGGGAGTAAATTAGTCCCGAATGAAAAATTAGTAACCGCAGACCAGAAGCTTACCGAAAAGAAGGGACCGACAGAAAAACAGATATCCAAATACAAAAATTATCTTCTGGGTGAGTATCCTGACCATTATGAGGAGTTTCCTGAATTTCTGGAAGGTGACGTCAAGGATTGGATTGATCGTGTCCGATATCAATCCTCTGATACTATAGATAGTTTACTGGAAGGTAAAGGTGAAACATTCACTAAAGAGGATGTGGCTAAGTTGTCAACCCCAGTAAAACCTGAATCCGCATTATCCCCTACTGCAGAAGCAGAGCTATCTAAAAAAGAAAAGAGGAAGAAAGAGAAAGAGGAAGAGAGATTAGCCAAAGAGGAAGCTAAGACCAAAAAGAACGAATCCAAGCTAGAGAAGAGTTCGGAAAGAAAGGAGAAGCTTAGTGATTTAACTGGTAATCTAAAGGAAACCGGAAAGAAAGCACTAAGTGGGGATATGATTTCAAAAGCTACTACACTGGGAGCTGGATTACTTTCTAAAAACATAAAAACCGAAAATCCTTTAGCAAAAAAAGCAATCGAGAGCGGTATAAAATTTTCTTCCGACAATCTGGCTAAATCCTTACAAAAACCAGAATTGGTTTCTAATATATTGCCTCTTAAAAAAGCAGCTCCGAAAAAATCAGAATCGGAAGAGAAAAAATCAACCTCTGAGGAATCTGTTGAATCTAAAAAAGCAGAGCAGGATAAGACTAGTCAAAGTGCATCTTCAATTAAAGATAAAGAGTCTGTATCGTCGACAAAATCTCAGGAGTCATCTGAAAAAAGTTCATCTAAATCCGAAACAAATATATCAAAAAATGATATTGATGATATAAAATCTGCACTATTTAGAATGACATCATTATTAGAAGGTACCTTAACGGTATCCCCTATTGAATCACCCTATAGACCAAATTCCAGAAGAATCTAATAAAATTTTTTTTTCTCCAACCGTATAGTTATATTTGGCGACTATATTCATGGAGTAATTTTATATGCGCAGAGAAAAAGCTATCACGTCTAAGGACTTATCTTTCTTAAATGACGAGTTTTTACAGGAACCAAACTGGAAAATTGTAAAATTTTCAGATAATAATGGATTATTTTACTTTAAGGGGTTTACTTCTGACACTTCTGACCTTATAATTGATCATAGGAGTGATAAGATATACTTAGAAATGGCGCAAAGCTGGGCAAAAAATTCATACTGTGAGAGAAAGAAGGTCGGATGCTTAATTGTAAACAATAAGGCTATAATTTCGGATGGCTACAACGGATCTCCGTCCGGATTCCCGAATAAGTGCGAAATTGACGATGTGACTCTACCGTATGTGCTTCATGCAGAGGCTAATGCTATTACTAAACTAGCTAGAGGGACTCAGAGTTCAGATGGATCATCCCTTTACGTTACCCTCTCTCCTTGCTATGAATGTTCAAAACTTATCATACAATCTGGTATAAAAAGAGTAGTTTTTAATCAGATTTACAGAAAAACTGAATCTATATCCTTTCTTGCTGAGGCAGGAATAGAGATAATAAAAATAAATATTTAATTGTTGCATGGAGAAAAATATACAGAAACTCGCCGAGGATTTTATGGAGACAAGATCAGACAGAGAATTCCAACCATTATTTGACAGACTTAGACCCGGCGTATTAAACCATTGCTTTCTTATAGTGAAGGAGAATGAATTAGCACAGGATGCCTTTATTAACACGATGGCAAAAATTTGGCTGAAGATAGATCAGTATGATAAGGAGAGAGGCAATTTTTCTACGTGGTGCTATAACATAGCCAGGAACGAATCTCTACTGTTACTAAAATCAAGAAAAAGATATTTTTCTCATAATGAGGCAGAGCTTGATTTTCTTTCCGCTAAAAACAGTATTGGCGATTTAGGTGGCGTTTATTTAATGGAGGAGGATCCTGGAAATTTTATATTTGGGGAGGAGAATACAGTAGACGAAATTTATGAATCCGTATTAGACGAAATTAGGGATTTGCCTGATCTATATAGGGATATCATGATAGACCGCGAAATCCATAACATGAAGTACAAAGACATCGCCGAGAAGTACGGTATAAAGAAAAGATCTATAGCTACCCGAATAAGACGAGCCAGAGGAAAAATCCGTAAAAAGATGGGCGGAAACAATAAATCCAATTAGGATATAATATAGAAAAGGGTATGTTCAGGATTTTTAAAGTTATAAAGGAGATAAGGCTCTATCGAGAGTATTCCCGCATTATAAAGAAGGAGGAGAAAGAATCTCCTATGTGGAAAAGAAAAAACTTAAGAAGAGATTCACTGAATAGAGTTTACACTGTGATCAATCTTCCTCTCCAGGTTTTGGCCTCTGTGGATCTTCCAAGAGAATCCAGACCATCTTTTGTAGTCCAGGAATTGAAACCAATTAACGAATATCTGAAATCTTTAAATCTTGAAGAGATTATTACTATGTGGATAGAACCTGTTAAAGGAACAGACGATGAATCATACTTGGTAGTGTATCAATTCCTATTCAGAAGCATTACTTGGCTTTGGATACTAAGGCTAGTTCTGGAAATATTTGCTATCTCTTTATTTTTCTATTACCGAACGGAAATATTTTCACTATTCAGCTAATCTCAATGTCCCAAGAATTAATCGAATTGAAAAAAAGGGAAATTGAGGAAAGACTAAAAATATACTCTGACCCCAATTTTACTTTCCACGAGGAATCTCATGTTTACCGGTACGCTGGAAAAAAGTACGATTCTGTCACCACATTTCTTAAAGTATTTAAAGTCCCATTTGATAGAGAATATTGGTCGAAGAGAAAAGCAGATGAAAGAGGCGTAGATGTTTCTGTTGTATTAAATGAATGGCAAACAAAGGGAGATGTTTCCAGAAGTCTGGGGACTGACGTACACAAGTTTATAGAGGATTTCTGGATGGGAAAAAATCCGGAAATTCCAGAGGATCTTGATGTTAGGGATAGGGTCTTAAAATTTATGGATGTCTATAACAAAAGGCTACATAAGCTAACTCCATTAAAATCGGAACTTAAGATATTTTCTAAAAAATGGAGACTTGCGGGAACAATAGATCAGCCTTTACTTCTATGGGACCAATTGAATGAAAAGGTACATCTGATAATAGGGGATTGGAAAACCAACGGTGAATTTAAGGACGACAAGCACCCAAAAGGGAGATTTAAAAAATTACTTAGACCTTTTCATAATCTTTACGAGAATGATCATAATGAATATTCGATCCAGATAAGTCTATATCGTCTTATCTTGGAGGAGATTGGTATAGAGACTGAGAGCGGATTCCTACTTCATTTAGGACCGGAAGATCCTAAGATCTATCCTGCTAAAGATTTAAGAGAACCACTAAGAGCATATTTAGACCAGAATAGAACAGAATTTGATATTTTTGAAATAGCTTAGAAACAAAAATAGTAAATCGATCTAAAACAATAAAAAATAATAAAAATGGCAAAGAAAAAGTCTGAAGAATTAAACCCGAATCTAGCTGGAATGCAAGGAATGCAAGGAATGCAAGGAATGCAAGGAATGCCAGGTGGATCATCAGTTGTTGATTTCGAAACAACACAATCAGGAGCATTCGAAAATAACGTAGTTGTTGACTCGGAATTAATCGAAAGTATTGAAAATCAAATCCAGGAAAAGAAAGAGGAGTTAAAAAGCAAAGTTTATGCTGTAACTTGCTCTGATTCTCTTTTTACTGAATATGAGAATTTCATGAAAGAAAAATCTGAATGGAATTCTACAGAGGCTTTAGGTGTTGTTGAAATAAACAAACAAATTGCTAGAATTAAAAAAGAGGGAATTAAAGATGGGGTAATTTACCTAGGTGCCTTACCTCTAGAAGCAAGTCACTATTTCCTTAGCAAATCTAAGGGAACTGGAGTAGAAAGCGCAGAAGCTTTTATTCGTCTTTATAAAGTTTTTGATCAAGCTTTAAATGATGCTAAGACGGACGCTTCAAGTATCAAGGATCTAGAAAAACAACTTGCTGCTGCAATGCAGGGTATTACTTTAGGTTAAGATAACAAAAAAATAATAAAAGCTAGCATCAGCTAGCTTTTTTTGTATTCCATAGTTTTTGGAATGGATATATACACAGTAAAATTATTTATTATGAAAATACTAGAAAAAATTAAAGCAAACTATTGGATCATCTTACTTTTCTTTATGCTTGTCATTTTTCTCAGACAGTGCGGGATAAGAAGAGACATCGATAGAATGGAAAAAAATGTAAAGGCTGTAACAGAGAAAACTGATTCTATTCAGAACACTATCGTTACTCCAGAACAAGTCAGATATGAAATGAATCAGTCTATGTTCAACTTCTTGATCTATGAGGACGATTTCGATAAGGGCAAAGCATCTTTATCTGATATAAAAAGTAGAATAAATACCGGTGAACAGAAATAATTTAATACGTGGGTTTATTATAACTACATTTGTTAGTTTATACCTGGTTGTATCCCTGATATCTACCATACACGTTATCGATTTCTTTAAATTATCAAATCCGGACTGGTTAGCTATATCTTTAGCAATCGCTTTCGAGATAGGCGCGGCAGCTTCACTTGCTAGTCTCATAGCATTAGACAGGATGAATAAAACCATGGTTTGGATCCTCTTTATTCTTCTTACTGGCATGCAAGCAATGGGAAACACTTACTATGCTTATACTCACTTAGAAAACTTCACATCTTGGGTAGAACTATTTGGACTAGTAGAGGAAGAATTAATTTATCAGAAAAGGATACTTTCTATAATAAGTGGTGCTATACTTCCATTAGTAGCTCTTGGCTTTATTAAGTCGTTAGTAGATTACATTAAACCTCAGGAGTCAACAGGAGAACCCGTTGTCGAAGAGATAAATATAGAGATCCAGAAGGATGAACCTAGTGTGGCTGATGTTTCCGAATTTAATGGAAACGAATCTACTAAAGAATCCGGTGAAATTTCAGATTTAGAATCCCAAATGGGATCAGAATCTAAAGCTAGAAAGGATGTAATATATGAAGATCCAAGCAGATTAAAATAATAAAACAAGTTGGCAGATAACCAAAATAATGATTTTTACGGAGGAAGTGCTTCAGAAATTGGATCCGAGCTTTTCGCTGGTGGTAGTGCAGCATATCCTTTAGATCCTCTTGGTGGATCAACCGGAGGATTTGAAACTAGATATACCAATATAGCTCAGATAACTCAGGATTTAGAAAGGGTAGAAGCAACTTTCAAGAGATTCAATGATCCTACTGAGGTAAAGTTCATAAAGGAATCTTTTAGAGTTATCCAGCAATCACAGACACTCAACTATTTAGATTTGGTAGACTTCTTCCATCCTCTACAGGATTTTTCTGAATTTCAGAAAGTCTCCATGGTTATCGGTCCTAGGTCTTCTGCAAATCTTGATCCCGGATCTTTTTATGGAACAACCGGGGAGGTTTCTATGTTAATAGCCAGGGCTTTTTATTTACCGGAAACAACCGAGGACGAGAAAATTCTTTTCTGGGATTATAAAGCAAACGAGAGAAACATAATGGGAGAATTTATGGTTCTTACCGGAGCAGTTAAGGACGGATCTCAATGGAGAGGATGGGATGTTGATCCCTTTTCAACATATGGGCATACAGGTAACGCTAACAGCTCTAATGGTGGATTTATATTCACTAATCCGACTGACTATAATGTCAAGTTAACAGTAATAGTAGCAAACTAAAATGGCAACACAACCGATAACATGTCCATATGATGTACTTGAAGGATTTAGATTCTATAGAGGAAATCTAGTATTGGATACCGGAGGGACAAATAATCCTCAAAAATATTTGAGCATGTCCGATCTAGAACTTGTTGTTCAGGATTTTGCTAGAAATAGAGCAATCGTTAATGAATCTTCTTGCTATCTATTAAGCCAGCCAGATGTTGCAGATCAGTACGGATTTGTTTCTTTTATTGCGGTAAAAGCAATTTTCCCAGCTAATACAGTAGAATCTAAAAAATATTTGACCTGGACATATCAAGGACAAACCTATTATATGGGAGAACTCATGGTATTAAGCGGAAAGAGAATATCTACTGTTGATGCCGGTTATGAGGGATGGAACTTAAGTAAGCCTGGTACAACCCAGCAAGACGGTGGAATTACCTTCTGCAATCCACACACCGATATAAAAATAAGATTAGAGATGCTAATCGGACACTAAAATCCGTATCGGATTAAATATATACTGTAAAAGTTTTGTATTCGGTTTGGATATATAATTTGAAAAAAAAATTTAACTATGGAATTCGTAAACCAGGTAAAAAAGCTAAAAGACACAACAAAATCTGCTGAAGTCAAAGCTCTTTGTGAAAACTTCCTTAATGGTGGATCTGTTTCTAAGGAGCAATTGATGGAATCTCTAGATAACCACAATATATCTAATGAAAGCGTAAGCAACGTTCAGAGCCACGTAAATGCTATTAGAAATGAAGAGATGGAAGCTTCTAAAAAGGCAGCACAATTTCTTATGGAATCTTGGAATAGCTCAAACAGAGGATCATCATTAGGAAACTCAGGATCGTATAACTCATTAAATGAATCATCTGATAAAAACTCAGGAAGTGAATTTTTAGGAGATCTAGAAAAAATGAGTTCTTTGGATAAATCATCTCAGGAGTTTTTAAAATCTAACTCGGTTAATAATCTGGGTGTATTGGAATCTATCGATTCTATAAAATCATCATCGATTTATACCTATCCTAAGGCTAGAATTATCTGTGAGCAATATCATAATCTCATATCTAATAAAAGAGTGCCTGAATTTGCACTAGTTCATAATTTCATTAATGATATTCAAGCTTTAAACTGGGATGATACAGTTAAAACTGTTTCACAGAATCTCCAGGAAAAAGCAGAAACATTATCTAGAGAGATCGAGGTATCTAAAGTTCTAGAAGCTATTAAAAATACTGGTAGCTCTGCTTTCTATTCAGAACTTAGTGATGTACTTAATGAATGGTTAGTTTCAGAGAATAAATCTAATGCTTTATTGGTTAAGAATGTATCTAAATGGTCATTTAATCCGATCGTTAGAAATCTAATCAATTTTATAAACGTAAACGAGAATACTGATTCTAGAAAATTAGAAATTCCTGAGGTATCCCAAGGAGAATCCTCAGTATCTAGAGTTTTCTCTCCTGTTATGTTAGGTAGTCATAAATCTATCTTCTACTTAGGTGGAGGTGTTTTTGAAACTAATTCTGCAGATATTAAGAAGCTATCAGGAAAAGAAGTTCAAGGTCTTTCTTCCGATTATCTTTACCTAATCGAATCTTTCAACAGACCTTACGTTAAAGTTAACGAAAATGGTATTTTTGTTCAATTGGGTAAGAGCATCGTTACAATCATAGAAGAAGGAGAAGAAACAGCGGTTTATTTAGGAAAAAGAAAACTTAAGTTTAGCGACCCTTCTGGACTTGCTAAAATATTAGGTCTAGAATCAGCTACATACTTCGGAGTTAATGAAACACAAGTGGTTTCAGATATCATGAGACTTTATACCAATTACCAAAATATAGTTGAACTTGATTTTGCTAAGAGCATAACATCTAACGTATTTGAAGGTTTATCTATAAATCTAGTAAAATGGAACAATCAGATCTATTTACAAAAGATTAACCAGGGAATGAATGAGAATTCAGTTTACAAGGTTACTGGAAATCAGGCAGTATCAATGGTTAAAGAATTTATGAGATATGATATCTCTGAGGGATTAACTGAATTCTTAGTTGGAGAAAACAAGGTTAAATCCATCATGATCAACGATAGAAATAAGGTTATAGAAAATATTTCTAAGATCGAAGAACAAATAAACAAGATTGACAATCTAATGTCAACAAATCCTTTATATTCTGCTTCTTCTGAAGTGATGTCTGCTAAGAAATTGCTAGAGAATGAATTGAATGTTCTTAGAGAAAAATGGAATCAGATTAACTTGGAAATAGCTTCTAGTGAGTCAACTATTGAGTTAGAAAGATCTTTGGAAGTTTTTGAAGATGAAAAATTTAACATTGGTGATTTCATCAAAGTTAAAGAATCAGGTGATACCGGAAAAATAATCTCCATCGATGCTACTTCAGGAAGATACACTGTATTGTTAGATACAGGTAAAACTTCCGATTTCCTAATTAATGAGATTACAGATTTAGAAGAGGCTCTTAGCCAAGCAGCTGAGGATAATGCTAATTCTTCTGAAGAAGACGATTCGGAAGAAGAAGTTAAAGAGAATTTCGACATTCTTAGCGGCAATGGAAATAAGCTCAATAAATCTGAAATGCCTATAGAGGATCAGAAAAAATTACTCGATAATTTTGCAAAAGGACATGGTTTTTCTAATGCCCCTGGAAAGAATAAAGATGTTATTGATATGAAAATGGATGCTCTTCATGGATACAACTCTACAATGAATGAGGAGGAAGAGGCTTCAAAAAAAAAAGCTTAAGTCGTAATTTCTACTTCGCTCCTAAATTCGATAGTCAGAATAAACCAGGCGATAAATTCATACAATCTTCGGAGGGTAAATTAAGTAAAGCCCCTACAGGTAAAACAGTAACCGATGAAGAAGAAGAAGAAGGATCGGAGAAAGAATAAAAATAAAAAATTGATTGAATGTAGCTCAAATAGGGCTACATTCTTTTTTTGAAATTTTTTCTATTTCCTGTAGTAGAATAGCATAACAAACAAACAAACAAAATTAATAAAATTTAATGGCTAAAGACTATGTAAAAAACAGTGAATTGTTAGCTGCTGTAGTTGAATCTAAACAGAAGGGACATCTAACTCCAGAAACGATTGATATGTTCAATCTTATGATACAGGGTATATCTAAAAAAATGTCGTATAAGGATCCTGAAGATAAGGAAGATTGCATGGCATTTGCCATGGAGGATCTTTGTAAGTATTGGAATAGATTTAATCCTGAAAAATCTAATAATCCCTTTGCTTATTTCACACAAATAGCTAAGAATGGATTCGCTAAAGGATGGAAAAAAATACACCCTCCAAAAAGTCCAAGAACTATTCCTTTCAGCTATATTACTGGAGAGGATAACACTTATAACGTATAATTTCTGGTATGGTTGATATCAAGAAAGTAAAGCCTAATGGCGAATATCGGTCTGGAAAATATGAACCTAGAAATCCCGATAAGTATATCGGGGATATCCACAACATTATATACAGATCTTCTTGGGAGTATAGATTTTGCACATACTGCGATACTAACGAATCTATATTGAAATGGAGTTCCGAGCCGGTTTCGATTGACTATTATAATCCTTTAGATAAGAAAGACCATAAATATAATGTTGATTTCTACATAAAGGTTCTAAAAGAAAGCGGAGAAGAGCAAGAATGGATCATCGAGATAAAACCAGAGAATCAAACAAAAAAGCCTATATATGAAGGAGTGAACACCCTAAGTAAGCTGAAATCATATAACAGGAATATGCAGATATGGATAACAAATCAGGCAAAATTCAAGGCAGCTAAAGAATGGGCATCTAAAAGAGGATTTAAATTTGGTGTTATTGACGAGAATTTTCTTTTTAAGAGTAAATGAGTTTTAAAGATAGTTCTATTGAATATAGGGACAATGTTGGTTCTTCCGGTAACGTTTTTAAAGAGACGGATAGCTACTTTGTGAATGGTTACTTCAAAAACGACAAGAGTTTTTTGAAACCTCCCATTTCAATAATTCCTGGAAGAATCTATTTTTTTAATTATTCCACTGATTCTAAAATTGATAAGGCCCGTAAATTTATAAATAGATTTCCTGTAGTTTTGTGTACTGATTTTTTCGAATCGGGGGGATTCAAAATATTAAAGGGTATAGATATTGTGACTACCCCAATGAGATATAGAATGGAAATTTTATCCAGAATATATGATAACTTTAACCAAACCATCATATCTAATGACATAGCAGAATCGGACGGTGGTAATATATCACCATTAAATTTAAAAGATTTGGAGCTGGATAAGATATTAAGAGGAACTGGATATAAGACATCCCTTTTTGGTTTTAAAACGAATTTTATGAAGAATATAGGATCAATTAAAAGTAAAGATTGGATAAAACTTCCGTATTTGAGTGTTAATCTGGTCGAGGGGTTAAATATATCGGGGATATATAGTGAATATGAATCGAAATTAAAATAACATTTCGATCTAGAATTAAAAATGGCTGGATTCGTCGAAAATAATAATCCCGGACAAACCCCTGTTATTCAGAGGATCCGGGATTCCGTAAGAAAATTGAGTACCTTCGGTATGAAGTACGATGACATGGTCATCCGTAACTCACAAGCTGTTGGTGTAACCGAAGCTTCTTTTTTAAATAAGAATAAATCGAATGTTGAGGACGAGAGCATGCTCTGGACCTTAGCTAAGCAGGATATCTCATCGAAGCAGTTCATAGGATATTTTGATAAGGATTATAAAGGTAAGAGAGATTACTTAAGAAAATTCTCTCTAAATCCAGAAATAGAATGGGTTCTGGATACAATATGTGACGAAGCAATTTCGTATGATCCGTCCAATTTTTTTGCCTATCCCGATTTTATAGATCTTAGCGACATCAACGAAAAGCTAAAGGATGACCTATATGAGACGTTTAAAAGGCTATATGATATCTGGGGATTTTCTGATGATATTACTGCATGGCAATATTTTAGGCAGTTTATAGTTGATGGATTTCTTGCTTTTGAAATAATTTACGACGACAAGGGAAAGGAAATAGTTGGATTTAAGGAACTAGATCCAATATCTTTAGTTCCCAGTGTGGAAAAACAAATAGATGGATCTTTCATTAATACTTGGACACAATATCCACAGGATCCTAAAAAGAAAAGAGTTCTTTACGATCCTCAGATAATATACATTTCTTATGCTAAGGGTAATGCAGTATCGAGAGTAAGCTACATAGAAAGACTAATAAGACCATACAACATTCTTAGAATCATAGAATACACTAGAGTTATATGGTCAGTAATGAACGCGTCATTTAAATTAAAAATGACAGTTCCTATTGGATCTAAATCTCCTCAAAAGGGTATGCAAACTTTAGGTGAGCTAATGAGCATTTATAAGGAGGACATTCAACTAAACGACGAGAGCGGTGAATTAAGTATAGATGGAAGGCCTAAGATTCAGTTCTATAAGAATTATCTTATGCCTTCTGGTGTTAATGGAACACCTACTATAGAACCAATAACTACAGATGGTCCCAATCTTAATGATCCTGCACCTTTAGCTTACTTTTTTGATAAATTTATATTGGAATCTAAGGTTCCGCCATCGAGATTTCATAATCCCGACGGCGGAACAACTTCACCATATTCTAATGGAGCGGAAGGACTAGATAAGGAGGAGATAAGATTTGCTAAATTCATTTCCAGATTAAGATCAATATTCCAAGAGATTATTACAAAACCTCTATGGATCCAGATGGTAAAAAAATACCCTAGACTCGAAGACGATTTCATGTTTAAGAGTCAATTGGGACTTGATTATTTCTCAGATAACCCATTCAAATTAAACCAGGAAATTGATATAATAAACAAAAGGAAAGAAACTGTATCTGCTTTGGGTGGAATAGTAGGTGACGAAGATAAACCGTTTTTCTCTAATGCTTTCTTAATTGAGACCTTCCTTGGAATTTCTAAGCAAGACATTGATGCAAATAAAGAGGCATTAAAAAGGAAAGAGAAAGAGAAGAAAGAAAAGGAAAAAGAGGGAGAAGCTGGAGGTGAAGAGGGTGCTGAAGCCCCTGCAGAAACGGAAGCTCCTGCAGAGACAGAAACCGAAGCTCCTGCAGAAGAAACACCACCTGCAACTTAAAGAGAATACAAATATTATAGCTAATGGCAGGATTTTTAGATTTTTTAAAACCAAATCAATCAGCTTTAGGTAATATCCTGAAGAACCTTTCCAATGTTGCAAAATTTGGAATGCAGTACGATGATATGGTTGTACGAAATTCCCAAGCTATTGGTAAAACCGAGGGATATTTTTTTAACCAAGAAAGCACAGGGTTTACCCAGAATGATGCTTTCCAATGGACTGCTTCATACCAGGATACGAAGGTAAGAAAATATATTGCTTACTTTGATAAGGATTATATTGAGAAAAGAAATTACTTAAGAAAATTTTCTCTTAATGGTGAGATTGAATTCATATTGGATACTATAACAGATGAATCCATAGTTTATGACGACCGCAATTATTTTGCACAGCCAGCCTTTGTTAATCTAGATCTAAAAGATAAAATAAAAGATAAACTTGCATCCCACTATAATAGGATCTATAATGTTTTCGGATTTCAGAATACTATCCTAGCATGGCAATATTTTAAACAGTTCCTAATTGATGGATTCCTAGCTTTCGAGATAATTTATGATAGCAAAGGAAAGGAAATAATTGGATTTAAAGAGCTTGATGCAACCTCTCTCCAACCTGTTGTAGAAAAGGTTGGAGAGAATGAATATAGACAATTCTGGATACAATACCCCAAGAATCCACAGATGACCAGAAAGCTAACTAATGAGCAGGTTATCTACATATCATATGCAAAGGGTAACACCATTTCTAGGGTTAGCTATATAGAAAGACTGGTTAGATCCTATAATATTTTAAGGATAATGGAAAATTCCAGAGTAATCTGGAATGTTATGAATGCTTCATATCGACTTAAATTCATTATTCCGATTGGTAGCCAATCTCCTCAAAAAGCGATGCAAACTTTGGGACAGTTAATGTCCAACTACAAAGAGGACATTTCTATTAATGATTCTTCTGGTGAATTAACAATAAACGGAAGACCTAAAGTACAATTTTATAAGAACTATCTTTTCCCAGAAAAGGATGGACAAAGCCCGGATATATCTTCGCTTAACTCAGCAGGTCCTGACTTTAATGTGATGGAAAATGTCGTTTATTTTTTCAATAAGCTAAAAATGGACTCCAAGATTCCTTATGCTAGATTTGCTTCTAAAAATACAACCCCTGGTAACTACCAAACAAGTATAGATCAGTTAGAGAGAGATGAAATAAGATTCGAGAAGTTTTTAAGAAGATTAAGATCAATATTTCAAGAGATCCTTGTTAAACCCCTTTACATACAGATGTGTCTAGAATATCCTGAATTATCTAGGGACAAAGGATTTAAAGCAAATATCGGGTTAAACTACAATAGAGATAGTGAGTTCGAAGAAATGGTAGAACTCGCAGGATTCAGTAAAAGAACGGAATTCATAAACGGTTTAAGAGAGCTCAAAGTAAAAATTGGTGAGGAGGAGAAAGGCTATTTCGATCCTGATTTCCTAATTCAGAGATTTCTTGGAATGAATCCTGATCAAATAAAAATGAATCAGAAGTACAAAGAAAGAGAAGAAAAGGAAGCAGAAAAAGCTAAAGAAGAAGGTGGAGAAAAAGAAGGAGAAGAAGGTGGACAAACAGTTACTCTTTAATTTTTTATTTCCGGGAGTTTTTGGTATTTTTAGGAAAAAATATTAATGAGAAAAGAACTCCAACTATTTAAAGACCTAGAATCACTAACCGGTGAGGGATCACAAAAAGCAAAACAAAAAATAATCTCTGAAAATCAGACTGAAGAATTCTTATATCTTCTTGACATCTGCTTTAATCCTTTTGTTACTACAAAACTCCATAAGATCTCGTTTAACGAGACTTTATCCGAAATTGATGCTAACCACTGGGACAATTTTAAAAATCTCGTAGAAGAGCTAAAAATAGCTCCAGCTGCAAACGATTTGCTCAGAAAAAGAGCTCAGGATATAGTGTCTTCTAGAATCTGTGAAGATTCAGAAAATGATCTTTCTCTTAGGGAAGTCTTGATGAAGATCATCACAAAAAGAATGAATATTGGGATAGGTGCTAAACTTATCAACAAAGCAATAGGAAGAGAGGTAATTCCTGATCCTTCACTTATGTTAGCCACCGATGATCATGAGATCATAGAAAAATGGGAAAAAATTTACTGCGAGGAGAAATACGATGGAGTAAGAGTTATTGCCATGTGGGCGGACAATAAATTCTCCTATTTTACTAGAGCTTTTAATGAGTTGGATTCTGCATGCTTTCCTAAATTGTCAGAATCTCTCAGACTAGCAATAGAAAAGAGCGGAATAACAGGTGACGTATTCTTTGACGGAGAACTTACCGATCTGAATAGAAAATCAGTAAGCGGGAAGGTTACTCAAATTTTAAAGGGAAAGGTCGATTCTAAGATAGAGGAGGGAATGATATTTAATGTTTTCGATCTCGAGAATAGCGAAACATTAATAAAAGGGAAGGGATCAAAAAAATACAAGGAGAGAAGAGATAGTTTAGAATCGGCCATCTCGAATATCCCGGAAGGATCTAATGTAATCCTAGCCCAAATGTGGGAGATGGATACACCTGATCAAATTACCCCGATCTATAAAAATATAGTCGATCAAGGTGGTGAGGGTGTTATCTGTAAGGATAATGGTGTATACGAATGCAAAAGATCCAAATCATGGGTAAAATTCAAAGAAGTTAATGAATGCGATCTTTTAATAACTGGATGGTATCCAGGAGAGGGAAAAAGAGAAGGACTGATCGGTGGATTTATTCTGACTGATTTATCTGGGACACTCCATGTAAGAGTTGGTGCAGGATTTACTGATCTTGACCTTAAAAATTTAAGTGTCTCCCCAGATTCACATACTGGTAAGATCGTTGCAGTTCAGTATAACGTCCCTATTACAGATAAGCACGGGAATAGATCTTTATTTCTTCCTAGGTTTGTTGAAGTGAGAAATGATAAGGATGTAGCAGACGATCTTTCCTCATTATTTTAAGAAACACTTTCACTTTCACCTCATAAAAAATATATGATACAAGAACTGCTGACGGAAAAGCTTAGACCGAGAGATTTAAGGCATATGATTTTGCCTTCTCGTATTACTAAGATATTTGAAAATGGATTGGGACACAATGTCCTTTTAAGTGGATCCCCCGGATGCGGGAAAACCACACTAGCTAAAATATTGGCTGCTCCATTTCCTCATCTTTTTATAAATGTTTCTGACGAAAGCTCAGTAGAAACGATTAGGGTTAAGATAAATGATTTCTGCTCTACCATTTCGATCATGGACGGTAAATCATCGAAAAAGGTTGTTATCTTGGATGAGTTCGATGGTGCATCGGATCAATTCTATAAAGCATTGAGAGGAACTATAGAAAAGTTTGCAGGAAATGCAAGATTTATTGCAACATGCAACTATATAAACAAAGTTCCTGATGCTATCCAGAGTAGATTTGAAGTTATAGATTTTAATCCCATATCTAGTCAGGAGGAAGAGGATCTAAAATTAGAGTGGAATAAAAGGATAAAATTAATTTTAAATAAAACCGGGATAGAGATAGACAACGACTCTTTACTGGAATTCCAAAGAAATTATTACCCAGATTTCCGTTCAGCTTTAAATCGAATCCAAACCTGGATGATAGAAGGAATTAAAGTAGTAGACAGTAACAAGATAAACGAGTTTGGTTGGTCGTATGAGGATATCTACAATCTTATAGTTTCTTCCAAGGATCCGATAAAAAACTACCAGAATATTTCGGGAGAATACCAAGGGAAGGTCGATGATGTTATGTCCTCATTGGGGACTGAATTTATCGATTGGATAATAAAGAATAAACCAGATCTTTCCAATATAATTCCTGCAGTAATAGTTTTAGTCGCAGACCACCAATCTCAGAGAACCCAGGTAATCGATCCTATGGTTTCATTACTTTCCCTTGTATTCAGTATACAAAAACTAATCCCGTAATTTCTGTATAATGGATTATAAAAGGATTATTATAGTTGGAAAGGGAGGATCAGGAAAGGATTACTTAAGAAAGCAGTTGGTTCGTGCGGGATTCAGATATTGTGTTTCCCACACATCTAGGCCAATAAGGGAGGGTGAAATAGAAGGCGAAGATTATTATTTTGTTTCCCCTGAATACTTCCATACTGTTCCTTTTTACGAGTGTGTGGTTTTTAATAATTGGCACTACGGAACTTCTATTGAGGAATTTAACAATTCGGATCTGTTTATAATGACTCCTTCAGGTTTATCCAAAATGTCTCCCGATGATAGGAAACAATCCCGGGTTATCTACATAGATATAGAGGAGAGCATCAGAAGAAAAAGACTTTCCAATAGAAGAGATGCAGATGATGTTGAAAGAAGATTGAAAGCTGACGATAGGGATTTTGAAAATTTTTGTGATTTCGATCATAGAACAACTAATCCCAATTTTACACTGGAAGAGATAGAGGAAGGAATAAAAATAAGAACAAATGGTTAATATACTAATAGACGGGAATTATATCTTCCATAAAACTTTTGGAGTTTTTGGTGGATATGGAAATGTTGATCCAGGAAAAATACTCAAGGATAAGAAAGAGCAAGCAGCTTTCATACGTAAAATATCTACTGACCTTTGTGCTTCGCTAAAAATGATTCCTCAGGGAGGAAGGATGATATTTACATCAGACAGCAGGAGCTGGAGAAAGGATATCGAAATAGAGGACGGAGGATATAAATCTGGCAGAGTTAAGGACGAAAATGTAGATTGGACTATATTTTTCGAACTCATGAAAACATTTGGTGATCACCTAGAAAAAATGGGTTTTATTTTTTCTAAAGTAGATGGTGCAGAGGGTGATGATTTATTGATGTTTTGGTCCGAACATTTTCATTCAAGAAACGAGAATTGCTTAATCATTACAGGGGATAAGGATCTACATCAGCTCGCAAGGATATCTGAAAATTCATGGACTGTTATCTGGAACAATAATCAAAAGAAAAATACATTATTCGTACCTGAGAAATGGAAAGATCAATGGCTAGACAGAGATGAGTCTATTAGCATATTTAATATGGCATCTGCCATTTCTCCGGAAAAAGAGAGATTTAAAACATTTCTTAAGAAAGCAACCATAGAGGAGGTAGAAAGTAGATCATTCATTTTCATTAAGGTATTAATGGGAGATAAAGGAGATTCTGTTCCTAGCGTATGGGAGCAAACATCCGGATCAAGAACTATGGGGTTTACCCAAAAAAAGGCAGATACTGTATTTGAAGCATTTACTGCATCTGAGTGGTCAGATATCGAGTTTTCCCAGATGATGAATAACGAAGATTATTTGAATTGGGTTAGCGGTATGGTACTCCGAACATCAAAGTCAGTTGATAGCACAGAAAACAGAAATAGGGTAAAGGAAAACATAATCAGAAATTTCAAGCTTCTGTGGCTTGATATTGATGTAATTCCTGATTTTGTCAAAGATTCGTGTGAGATTGAAATAGAGAGGGGTATATCTCTGGATAAAAAAACAGTTACCCTGGACAGGATTAAGATACTGGAGGGAACTGAATGGGTTACTCCTAACTATCAACCTAAGGGATTTGATCCCTTTGAAAATTTTATCTAGGATGGAATTATTTGATGTAGTTAAAAATATTTTTTCTCAGGACAATAAAAAATGGGTCCAGGTTTCTAAAAACGATAAATCCAGGAATTTTTTTATGATCAATCGGATAATGGCAATACAATTTCCGAATATAGCTAATCAATTCAATAAGATCAAAATAAATCCTGATGCTACCGTAGATTGGTGGAGAAATAACCTATCCTCTAGATATTCTAGACCTCCCAGCTGGATATACACAAAAACGATTAAAAAAGAGGCTAAGGCTAAGAAATCTACAGGTTCATCTTGGGAAAATGTGGAAGTTTTCGTTAGAGATAGATATAATGTATCCAAGAGGGATCTTTCTGATTTAAAAAGATTTTATCCGGAAAGATATAATTCGTGGATGAAAGATATATCCGATCAGATAGGGATAAAAAATAATTCTTAATATGAAGAATAAACATTCTAAAATTATAGACAAAGTTATTTCAAGCTTAGATTGGGATGCTATCTTCGAGGTGAATAAATGCTTTAAACATGGTATAGGCGAGGGAACTTCTGCTATACCCGGGGTGAAAAGAAAACCATTTTCCGATGGTATAACTAAGAATGACATTAAAAATGAGCTCAAGGGATTACTCAAGTATGTAGTAGAAAACGACTATGCTGAACTGATCTATGGATATTGGATGATATTCTGGAATAATGCAGAATGGGCAGAGGAGGATATCAGAAAAATCAGAGAGGAAATGGATGACGATGATGATGAAGGAATAGATCTGGGCGAAATCTCAATAGATAATAGTTTGGAAGTTATTTACTCACCTCAGAGAACATTCATTGTTGAAGCTAGAAAATCTGACGGTACAAGCGAAGTAGAGGATAAGGATGTGGTTAATCTGGAGAGTATGCTAAAAAAAGCTCTAGAATCTGAGCAGTACGAATTGGCTTCTAAGATTAGAGACGTTATAAAGCTCCAAAAAAATCAGGCGGATTCGGATACATATCCAGATGAAGTACATTAAATCTATAAACGAGTATTTTGACGTAGGTGCATTTGGAGACACCTATGGTTACGGAGGAGCCAATGGAGTTCTTAAGATAAACTATAAGCCTTTCAATGACCTTTCTGTTTCAGTTGGTCCCGATCCGAACATCGAAAGAACCGTAAAAGGATCCGAGTTTCAGCTAGGTGATGTGGTAATAGCTAAACCTCTTAACTCCAAGGATGAAGTGATAGGTGTTGTCGTTAGATCATTCAGAAATCCAGATAATCAGGAATATAGATATTTCATTCAAGTTTACAACAAGGGTAAAAAAACGGAAAGAGTGATAGAGGTTAAATCTGACTCTATTAAATTCGCTGAAGGTGGTGATCACGGTAATATAGAATCTAAATCTAAATACAAGAATAACGACATTCCTAGCTCTGCATTTAATTCTAAGACTGTATACAATTCTAGTGAACTTGGTTTAGAAACTACCGGAGGATAGAAACCTAATTCTTACATTCGGATACAATAATTAAAATGATATCCGCTAATACCCCATTAATTTCTTATCTAGGAATACCCAAAACATGGGCTTCAGATGGATTTAGAATATCCTCTCAGAAGGATCTTTTAAATTTGTTCGCAGATCTATGTAAATTCAACTCATCGATACAATGCAAATCTGTTTGTATTGATTCTGGTGAGATTGACTTCGATCCATCCATATTTGATTCGGTTCTAGACGAGACTGATCAGGAAACATCATCGATTCTTTTAGAAATACAGGAAATGATGAGAAGGGATAACATCAGAATATATTTTATCGTCTCTAAGGACTACTTTCTTGCAAGCCAGATAGATAACATCATTTCAACCACTACAAAATTTCTAAATTTTATTGGTAATTTTCTGGATTCTGTTGGTGTAAATTACCCATCCATAGTAATTAGGATTGGATCTGCATACGGTAACAGAAAGGAAACGATGAAGATGTTTTGTGAGAGAGTTAAAGAACTTGATTCTGTTGTTTCATCTAAGCTCTGCGTTATGAATGACGATAAACCTAGTCTCTTCTCCGTAACTGATCTTTTAACTGGGGTGTACTACGGAGTTGGACTTCCTATATGCTTCAGAACTCTTGCCCACCATTTCAATGATGGCGGTTTATCCATAAGAGAAGCACTTTATCTTTCCTCCACAACATGGTCTAGTGAAATATCCCCCCTTATCATACACTCAGAATCTAGGGAAACCAGCGAGAATGGGATTTTTTTAAGTCCATTAATTTCCGAAGAATTGACCATGAGAATACCAACCTTTGGTCTTCATTGTGAGGTAATTATAGATTCATTGGGGAAGGAACTTTCTTACGTTAGCTATTTGAAAAATTACAAATCATTTCCTCCGATTGTTATTAATAGGGTTTCTTCCAAATAATTTTTTATCCTGTATATTTTTTTTATTTTTGATGTATGTTTAAAGAAGAACTCATTAAAAAATACCTATATTTCGATGTAGAGACAGCTAGCGGTTTTGAATCATATGCGGATCTCTTAATCAAAAACGAGAGATTAGCACTCCTATGGGATAAGAGATGTAAATATTACAGAAGTGCTTTCCCTGAGTTATCCGAATCTACTGAATCGGAAATTTATGAGGAAAAATCCCCACTCGAACCAGAATTCTCAAGAGTTGTCTGTGTATCATTTGGAACTTTCGATGAAGATGGATTGGAGAGATTCATTTCATTCAACGGAGAGGACGAACATGATATACTCACCAAAGCTAATAAGGTATTTAATAATGCCCACATCAAAGGATGGAAACTTTGTGGACATAATATCAAATCATTCGACGTTCCTTGTCTAGGAAAAAGAATGCTATATCAATCAATTAATCCTTCGGGAAATATCCAGATATGGGATAAGAAACCATGGGAAATACCTTACATTGATACATCCGAGGTTTTTTCTTTTGGAAGCTGGGTTCAACAAAAATACCTAAGTCTAGATCTTGTTTCTTGCATGTTTGGTGTTGAGTCCCCTAAGGGATCAATGGACGGTTCCCAGGTCACTAAAGTCTTTTGGCAAGACAGGAATTACGATAAAATAAAAGAATATTGCGAGAATGACGTAAGAACTGTCATGGAGATCGTGAAAAAATCCTGTTTTTAGAAAATCCCAAAAATAAGCAATTATAAAAAGCTTTTCTTCGATATATAGAGAAAAGCTTTTTTTGTGGCTAAAGTTTTAGACTTCATATCGTTTAATTTTGGTGTTAATGAGGCAGATACCCCTTATTATCACGAATCTCTTAATCCTGTATTCTGGGAGGAGAAAAAGGATCGTTCCGGTAATGTAAAATGGAATTTTGATCAGAGAGTTAGAAGAAAGCTAGTTAGAATAGCTAAAGACTTTTACTCTAAATATGAGGATATCCTGGGAGATCGTGAGATAAAGGATATCATACTCACCGGATCTCTAGCAAACTTTAATTACACTAAGTATTCAGATCTTGACGTCCACGTTCTAGTTAACCTAGACGGAATAGACGACGAAAATCCAAAGATATTAAAATCTGCAATAGATGGGGTAAGATTCGTTTGGAACCTCAGACACGACATAAAAATTAGAAACTACGATACTGAACTTTATCTTCAGGATGAATCGGAGGAGCATACTGCATCTGCTGTTTTTTCATTAATGAATAACGAGTGGATTAAGAAGCCAGTGTACGATTTACCAGAAATAGACGATCAGCAGGTTAATAGAAAGTATGAGGCAATAGTCTCTGATATAGAAAACATGCACACTAGATTGATGGTTTCTGGTAATATGCCGAGCAACGCAAGACAACTTCATAAGAGATGCGAAAAGATAAAGCAGAAAATATTTAAGATGAGAAGAGAATCCCTATCCAAGGGAGGAGAGATGTCAGTGGGTAATCTTGTCTTTAAAAAGCTAAGAAATGAGGGATATATAAAGCAGTTAATAGACATCATTTCTAAATCCTACGACAAAATTTACACAGAATAATTCAATTATGATAATTATTTTACCTAAAAATACTGAATATAAGCTAGGGAACGATTTCCCACTTATTAGTATTCCAATGACAATGGAAAATGCTGAATCTGCTTCTTTTGAGGATTTCCAGTGGTGGGCATATTCTAAGGACTTTAGAAATTGGTTAAAAGCAAATCCAAGAGAATGGGTTGCTGATTCCGAAGATCTATCCAAATATACTGGAAGCTTAACAGAGTATCTGAGAGAGTGTATGGATAAAGCTGAGTCAGAGGAGGATTTAATTAACGATTCTAAGGTCATTTCTTTTGATGATTTTCAGAAGATGATTTCAGAGAGCGATACCATTTTAGAAAATGATGAACCTGGAGTTGATGATCAAGCTACAGTAAAAGAAGCTGTAAAATTCCATTTTGCATATAACACATTAAAAAACGAAGGTAAGATACAGGAATCTACTACTGCGGATCAGATAGCTACCGGAGATGATAAAGCGGTATTCTTAGTTTTAGAAGATCCAGAGAGTAAAGAAAATGTTTTGGAGACTCTAAAAGCATTTAGAATGAAGGGGTTCACAGATACTGCAACAGAGTCTAAATTTACTTTATTGAGTGTTACTGAGATGGTACCTGGAGGTCCTATCTCAGAAGACGATTCCCCGGAAAATGTTGTTGGTAAGATAGTTCAAGATGCTACTATCTTAGCAACTACAGCCGGTGCAGGAGTTATGATATTCGGAGCTCTTAAAATAGCTGGAGGTGCTTTAGGGACACAAGCTTTACTAAAAACTATTAGAGGATTTTCTCCTAGTGCAGCTGCACAAGCTGCTGCTAATGCAGCTAAACCTGGAATTTGGAGTAAAGCTGGAAAGTTTACTGTAGGTAAAATTAAGAGCATATGGGGGACAGCCAAAGAAATGGCGGTTCTTAAAAATACGAGAATAGCAGCTCAAGGTGCAGCAAGGGGATTTAGAGGTGCTAAAGCTTCCTACATGTTAGGTAAACAGGGAGTTGGCGGTGCAATTAAAGCTTTCGGTAAAGGATTTACCAGAGGATTTTCCAAACTTGGAGGTAAGGCTATACCATTTGTTGGTGAAGTTCTTATGGTAATAGATGCTGTAGGATCTACGTGGAATTGGCTCAGTTCAAACCAAGCACCTAGATATGGTGAAGTTGATAGTTTTGCTCACAATTCAATGAATCCTGCATCTATACCGGTCGGAGTTCCCATTACTATATGTTGGTCTCAACCTGCAGGAGGATGGGGAGGGGGTGCAACTAGCTTCTTCTTTAATAACGAGACTAGAACTACCTGTGAACTTGTAAAGGTAGGTACAAAGGATAATTATTCGATATTTCTATTAACTCAGGTTAACTCTAAAGAGGTACAGAAACAGCTAGCATCTCACGATCTGATCCTAGTTGCTCTTGATAATAGTGATAAGGTTAACGAACAACCGGAAGACGAAAAAAATGTCTTAGGAAAGATTGGTAAATATGTTCAGAGGACTTTTGATAATGAAGATCTTGATTTTAAAATGTCTTTTGTTGATGGAATTGATAAGATTGCAGCTTTATTCAATTTCCAGGGGATGTGCGATTGGAGCGAGTTTACATCAGAATATAATAATGCTTCAGACCAGTTGATAATAGCGGACGAGAGTGCCCCTGCAACATATCAGTTCTACTACACTGATTCAGAGGATAATATTATTAACGTAGCAGGTAGATTATTAACCAGTGAGGAATTAGCTACAACATCTGATAGTGACATAGAAAAAATATTTTATCCGATAGAAGGTGGTGAAAATGTTTTTTCACAGACCAAGAAAAGGGGGGAAGAGGAGGTAACCGAAGGATCCGAAAATTTTGATGGGAAAGCACTGGATTTTCTAGCGGAATCATCTGGAGTATTAACTAGCTTCTCCGATTTTAATTCTTCTATCGATCGGATTAAATCTGTAATCTTTGAGGATAAGGGTCAGAGTGGAAATCCTGATGAGGGATCTGAAGATCCTGATTCTCAAGGTACCCAAGCAAACACCGCAGATCTTGGAGTAGAAGACAAGGTTGGTCCAGCTAAAGTAGCAATCTATAAAGTGACCGATCGGGAATATGCTAATCCAGAGCTTAGGAAATATAAAGCCGGAGTATTTACACAGTTCGTACTTACTGAAGAATCTTTTGATGCGAAAGCTAATGAATCCATCGGAGTCGATGTTAACACTACCGGTGAGGATTTAGAAGATCCTAGAAGAGGAGTTTATGCTTACAAGAGAAAAGAGGATAAGCCTGTAGTATCCGATAAGAACAAAGATAAGGAGAAAGATAAGGAGGAAGAGGACGTAAAAAGGGATCAACAACCTGATGTTGAAAAACAGGAAGATGATTATTTCTTGAAGGTTGATCCGAAGGATGTTGAGATTAAGGACAAGAGAAACTCTACAGTAATCAGGGACAAGAGCGTTGAGGGTGGAATCAATATCATGGACGAATTCCTAAATGCTAAACAGAAAGAAATCTTAGGCATATCAGATTGGAAAGCAATAACCTTTGCTAAATCTATGATGGATGCTAAAGGTGATGTGACCGAGGTAAAACTAAAAAACAGATTTGCTCCATTTGGTGATAAAATTAGAAAATATAGAGTTACCGACGGTGAACCATTCGAACTAGCAAAGAAATTTGCAGAGGATGTTGAAACGAGAATAAAATATGAATAATCAGGAAATATTAAAAATTATCTGAATGATTATTGATATATAAATGACACAAAAAGAAAAAAAGAAAATGTCAACAACTCAAAGACTGAACGAAGAATTGGTTTTCATACTCGAAAGACAAGAACTTTTTCTTGAATCTAAGAAAGAGGGATCAAGTGATTATGTATTAGAGGGTATTGCTGCAGTTTTCGGAAAAGAAAACAACAACAATAGAATCTACGAGGAGAAAGAATACCTTCCTCATTTAGATTATCTTAAAGATAAGATAAAACAGAGAAGACTAGTTGGCGAATTGGACCACCCCGAAAAATTTGACGTTTCTCTTAAGAATATTTCCCACATCATAGAAAATTTAGATTATGATAAAGGAAATAGACAACTTAAGATTAAAGTTAGATTATTAGATACACCAGCAGGTAAAATAGCTAAAAACTTAGTTGATGCTGGAGTTCCTTTATCTATATCTTCTAGAGCCGCTGGATCGGTTGGTGGAGATAGGAAAGTACAAATCAAGAAAATCTTCACATACGATTTGGTTGCGGATCCTGGTTTTCAAGATGCACAATTAGAAAGAGTATATGAGAGTGCAGGTTTCACTTACGAAGAATTCTTCGAAAAAAGAAATAACACTATCCTAAACAGCTTAACTTGCTTAAATGAATCATTAGGTCTGGAAAATGAATCACCAGTGAAGATATATAGAGTTGAAAACAACGAAGAATTTAATAAACTCGTGAAAACAGACAAAAATAAAGCATCCCTTATGGAGAATAATGAATTTGTTACCGCCGATGAATTGAACCAATATTCCATCTTTCTTAAGAAGGAAATGGATTCGATGAAGAATGAGCTAACAACTATTAGACAACAAAGAAGTTCTATTGATGAATCTAATACTGATTATTCTAAATCTTTGGTTAGCCAACTTGAGAATAGAGTAGCTAAATTAGAGAAATATTCAGAATATCTTGCTGAGAATTTAGACAACGCAATCAAATACGGAGAATATCTTGCTGAGAATTTAGATCAAAGCATTAGCTATAGCAAATATTTGGCTGAGAACTTGGATGAGAGCATTTCTTACTCCAAATATCTTTCAGAGAACGTAGATAAGAACATTTCTTACTCCAAATATCTTGCAGAGAATGTAGATAAGTCAATTAGCTATACTGAGTACGTTGCTGAGAACGTTGATAGAAATATCGAATACTCTAAATATTTAGCTGAGAAATTAGATCAATCAATAGAATACTCTGAATATTTAGCTGAGAACGTTGATAATAATATCGCATACAGCGAGCACATTGCAGAAAACGTTAACAGTGGAATTGCTTACACTGAGTATGTAGCTGAAAAACTAAATGACGGTATCGAATACACAGAATATTTAGCTGAGAATTTGAGCAAAACGATTTCTTATGCTGATTATCTAGCTGAAAATCTAAATAGAGGATTAGACTATTCTGAATATTTAGCTGAAAAAGTTAAAAGAGGTATTGATTACGCAGAATACATTGCAGAAAGTATCAATACAGGATCAGAGGTAAATCCCGACTCATCTTCAGTTACTAACGTAGGTAACTTAAGAGAAAGCGTTGATGTTACTTACCACGCAGGCTTAAATGAGTCTGGTTTCGCTGGTAACTACGACAATCTTACTTCAAAAATAGACAATTTGATCGAATCGGTTAAAACACAAAAAACCGAGTCAAATATAAACGAGGCTGCTACTAAATTACAGCCTCAAGCCGACACACAAAAGGCTCAAGAAAACGTTCTGAACGAATCAATTAACGAGAATGCAACAGGTCTTAAATTTATTGATGAAATGCCAGAAGAATACACTTCAATTTGGGAGTCTCTAAACGAAGGTCATAAGCAATCAATCATTGCTCAAAGTCACTTCTACAGATTAGATACTGAATACCAAATTAAGAATTTCTGGTCTACTCGTCAATTA